TCATTGAACTGCCGCAGTGCTTCAGCGTGCAGATTGGCAAGGCGTTGGTCATTGGGTATTCGTGCCATATTTGTCCTTTTGGGGCGATTATCTACCAGCGTTTGACATTGGGCAATGGCGTAAATGTAGCTGGTTTTGTGACCGCTGACCGCCTGATGCCCTCACACGCATACCGCAAAGCATCAATCACATGATTCTTTTTGTCCTCAAGCTGGGGCAGGATTCGCCCCGTCAATGGGTCTGATTTATAACTGTACAGGCTCAATTCGTCAATGGTGTGAATACACCGCGGGTGAACAACGATGTCGTAGTTCTTCAAAAATTCGATGCCTTCCTCGACAGACTTTGGTCCTTTGACCGCAGTCATTATTTTTGGAAAGCCATTGCGCTTCATGTGGCTGATGGTCTCGGGTCGGGCTGAATCGGCAACGATAGGCCATTTCTCGGCCTCTGGCACTTGCATGAATAGTTCAGGCGTATTCACAATCTCACAGCCCACCATGTAAGCCTCATGGTCGATGTACAGGGTTCGCCCAATAATGTGGCATCGCACCAAAACTGTCGGATCAACTGAGAATCCCCAGTCTGCGCCAAGTCGGTGGATTGCTTCCGGTGGGGCTTCAAAGTCGTCAATCTTCCAGTTCCTGAATACCCTGCTGTTGCTGTTCCGCAGGTACTGACCCATCCAAACGTGCTGATACTTGTCAGGGTCACGCCGTTTGTCGTACTCCATTTCGTCTTTTAAGACTTGCGGAAACCACGGGTTTTCACCAAAGTTCACCTTGATGACTGTTGCGCTGGCTGGAGGTTCTGGCCCACGCAGTAAAAAATCCACTGGGTCGGATTCCTGGCGAGGATTCCATGTAAACCACAGTTCGCTGTTGGGCTTGCGGATTGTTGGCCTCAGCAAGTCAAGGCTGGTCTGGCTTAATGACTGGGCTTCCTCAACCCAAGCGCAGTCGTACCCTTCCAGCGACTTAATCGAGTCGGCGGTGTGATTCTGCATCCCTTGGAAAATAATCGCCCCATCGCCCTTTTTGGACTTGATGACCGAATCTTGGACTTCAAAGTATGCCCCAGCATTCATGGCCTCAATCTTGGTTTCCAGCAATCGCTTGACCGATTGGTTAAGAGACTTCTGTATTTCACGGACGCAAACACTACGATGCTTCTGGTCCATGATGTGAGCCTCAATCATCATCTCAGCAAAAAGATGTGACTTTCCTGAACCTCGACCACCCCATGCGCCTTTATAACGAGATGGTTGCAACAATGGCAAAGCCCATTCAGGTGTGGCAATGCTTAAGGTTTTACCCATGTTTCACAACAACACGCTCAATTTTGGCAAATTCAAGTGGTTGACCATCAGCCCCAGTCAGTTCATGGCGCTGGGTTTCTCTCCAACCCATTTGTGATTTTGACCACCAAATTTGTGCTGTTGTATCTCCAGCCATAGCTTTTTGGAAAATACCCTTTCCAATTTGTGCATTTGCTTTGGCTTTGCCGTTTATCAGTTGGGACTTAAAGTGCTTTCTCAGTGTGTCAATGTCAATGCCATCACGGGTTAATGCGGCTATTTGGTCAAATGGCACACCATAACCCGACATTGCTTCAACTTGTTTGCGCTCGGTATCAGTCGGCACAAAGGGTTTTCTGCCAGCACCTTCACGTGCCCCACCGTTCTGTTTTGGTTTATCTGCCTCTTTTTTAGGCAGTTGGGTGGAAATTTCAGTGGTTTTTTTCATAAGTAACCTCCGCGAAAGGTTGGTTTGCTGCGTGTTTTGTCATTACAACTTACATTGTGCCTTATTTCACAGTACTTGTAATGCGTGATAAAACTCTTGGTTTACGATGTGATTCGTCAAGTATTTTTGGCACTGCGTATTTCCACATGACTTGATGATGTATTCGCCTATCGGTAGTACCTACTTCTGATATTTTTACGCACGATGGTGCATACATGACCGTGTAGAACGATTTTGTATATGTACCTAAGTCAAGATAGATTTCAGTCAATCCACCAGAATTTTGTTGTGTTACCACTTGCTGTAATCTAAGTTGAGGTGAAGTCATAAACAATATGCCCCTACGACCCCATTCAACATACATATTCACATCTTCATTGATTCGTCCCATAAACTGCACAGGGCGATCAACACGGAATAAAAACGAATTCATTACTTTGCGGTAAATTTCATCTTTACGCATTCTGCTTAACAGTGTGCAACCTTCACCGCCTATGAAGTCACCGCCTTGTGCAAATGCGATGGAGTGAAATGGTGTTGTATCCATAAAATCTATCATTGCCTCAAGCAAATCATCCAGTTTGCCGATCTTATTGTTGGATGTTGTGTACTGCATTTCCGCATTAAGTGAATAGTCAAAGCGTGTGTAATCGTCATCCAGTTGCCAAAAATGGGTCAAACCTAGATCGCCTGCCACTTTGAAGTTCCAGTTTCGCGCAAATACAACACTATTGCGCTTTTTGAAGTTATCTCCGCTATCAGTAATGTCTATCGCATCCTGTTTCTTGAAAACGATGACAGTATCTTCCCCGTACAGATTTTTGTACTTGGCAATTTGTTTATCTTCGTCATCGCACAGCAAATATATTTTCCCTGTGTATCCTTGCTGTCGTAGAGTTTTGAACGTATAGACCGAATCAGCTCTGCCATGGGTCAAAATGAATACGGCAAAATTGCGATCGGTCATTGTTCAGCACCTTTTTCGCTGGTGTAAATATTGCCAATGACTTGCGAAAGCTTTACATATCCACCTGCAATAGCTTTTTCAAAGTCCACAATTACCAAAGCACTGTCTTCCATCAGTTGCTGTATGTCTGGCGGTGCATGGGCATAAAACTCAGCAATTTGCTCAAAATCAAAGCGGATATGTCTTGCCGCCGCCGCAAGCAAAAAGTCTTTTATCTCTGAATCAATACTATCCTCTTGGTATATTTTTGCTGTAAGTTCTTCGTATTTGGTTTTATCGTAAAGTTCTAAAATTGGCGGGCAATCCCCAGTTGGTTCGTAAACAGGGGCATCAATTTTTTTACTGTATTTGCTATCGTCCTCATCATCTTCAGGTGAAAGCAATTCTGCAATTTCATCAGCCGCAAAACCAGTTACATCAAGATCAAAACCCATGTCCCCAAGTTCAGCAAGTTCAAGCGCCAGTATTTCATTATCCCAGTCAGCATTTAATGCCAATTTATTGTCAGCAATGATGTAAGCCTTGCGTTGGGTCTCGGTTAAGTCTTTCAATTCAATCGTTGGCACTTCGGTGTATCCCAGCTTCCGAGCCGCCATCAGTCGCCCGTGACCTGCAATGATGCCGTTCTCCCCGTCAATCAATATTGGATTTGTCCAGCCAAACTCCTTAATACTTGCGGCAATTTGTGCCACTTGTGAATCGCTGTGGATGCGACTGTTATTGATGTAGGGTATCAATGTGTCCACAGGTTTTTGCACAATTTTCATGGTATCGGCACTCCTATTGGCCATTGATCTTGCAATGCTGTTACCGTCTTTTGATGAGCCTTTTGCCATAAGTCTTGTCTTTCCTCTTTGCTAAGTGTTTTCCCTTGGTCAATCTCGTAATGGCATTTCAGGCATAAAGCCGCCACCAGATTGTCATCCGCCTTGATTCCTCTGCCCTTGCCGCCACCCCAGTTTGTGTGTGCGGCTTGGACCATGTGACCCGACCCGCAGGCTTGGCAGTCAAGACTTGCCACCATCTTCAGCAGTTTTTTGCTTCTGATGTATTGGTGTTTTTCTATCAACGATTGTCTCCAGTGTTGTAAACCTGTGCTCATTTGCACATTCCATGCGCCTGCGCCTTGTGTTTCCTGTTGATGTTCTGGTCTCTTTGACGATTGTCCATGTCCCGCAAATAGGGCATTTCACTGGTGCGCCCTGTCTTGGTTCCTGTTGGTTGCTTCCCGTGATCGCCAAATCTCGATGTCCAGTCGTGCCGCCTCAATCTCCCATTTCAGCGTTTCCTCTTTTTCAATCGCTTCAGCCAATCCACGAATAAGCTGTTGATAACTTGGATGGGCATACGCTTCTCGTTCCTGCGCGTTTGCCGCTTCAATGCCCAATGTTAAGGCATCTTTCATCAAAAGGGCTTTTTTAGATTTGCGGAATTCCTCAAGGTATACCCGCTGGGCTTTGGCTTCCCCAAATGCTGGGGCTTTGTCTCTGATGGTTTGCGCCGCATCTTCTGGTCTCATCTTGCCTCCATGATTGCCACATCCACACCAGCCACCGCTGAGTAGACCTTTTTGATGTTCAGCTCGACCACTTGGGTATCGTCAAGGTAAACCGTGCCGTTCATCGCATCCAAAAATGCCTTTGCCACATTATCAATGTCTGGCTTCTTTGCTGGTCGTTCAGAGCCGCTCAAACAAGCTTCTGTACGCTTTTTCGAGTACGACTGGGGAATTGATACCCTGATATATAAATAAACGCTCACAGGCGTTTCTAGTGGTTTACTTACCCCCATTGCTTTGCTGGCGCAAACTTGGATTGCAGTTTCGTAATCAAGTGTTGCTTGGTCGGTGTAAACCTTGGTGAACTTCCCATGTCGGGAAAACCTTGGTCTGCCTTTGCCCTTGGGTTCAAGCGGCACATCAAAGACGATTGACATCACGTTGTCTCTCCATTTCTGCAATCAAGGTATCGAGACCATCCTGGCCACGCCGCTTCTTTAGGCTCATCTTTACTTCCAGCCACCATAACTGTGTTTGTTGCCGCCCGAGTTCTTTCGCTTTCAATCGGTATCGGCGAATCCAGTCTCTCGCCTCGGTCTGGCGCAAGGTCTCCAGCATCTTGCAACGCTCGGTTGATGTCAGTAAGGCTAAATTCTTGGCCTTCCCGTCTTCTGTCCAGTAAGGATTTATGGTCATACATCAAAATGCCTCATCATCAGTCCAGTGCTTTACAGGGGCATTAGGTAAAAGTGCGGCAATATCCCTTGCTGTTGCTGGTTTTTTATCTGACCATTGATGACTAGAACACATTGGTCTTTGACCCTCCATGTGAACTGCCCATCGTTTTGAACATCCAGCAACAGAACACATCAGATAGTCAAAATTATCTTGCGGCTCGTCTTTTCTGAACTTAGTGATTGCCATGGTATTTCCCTTCAATGATCTTTGCAAAATTGCTTGGTTTCAAAATCCACTCAAGGTCGGCAGTGAATGCCCGACCATCCTTGCTGTTGACTTTGCCAGTCAGGAATTTACTTTTTCCAATGTGCTGGAAAAAATCACCCCACCAATTCAAAACATGGGCAGTATCAATCGGCTTTTCTTGCGCCAGTTCTTCAGCTACTTCCCGCCATCTTTGCCGCAAATAACCTTGTCTTGTTGCGTTCCAGACCTCGACCTTTCGTAGGGTCGGTAACCATTGGTGGTAAAGTTCAATTACCCCTTTGTGTTCACAGTCTGGTAATTTTTTTGCTGACTCAGATTTGTCGTCAGACAAATAAATATCTATTGTGTTTTGTGTAATGTGTTCTGTGTTATGTGTAGCATTGGGTTCGGATTGCGACTGCAATGCGTTCGCATCA